GTGAAGGCAACCAAGTCGGGAACTGGCGAGTACATTGCCGTGAAGTATTCAATCACTGGGCCAACTCACGAAGGCCGCGTGATCTTTGGCAATCTCAACATCAAGAATGAAAGCGCAAAAGCTGAGGAGATCGGGCGCCAGCAGCTTGGCGAGATCATGCGAGCAATCGGTCTCGCCCGCGTTACCGACTCTGACCAGTTGATTGGTGGCAACCTGGTCATCAAGCTGGATGTAAAGGCCGATGAGGAGTATGGCGACCGCAACGAGGTCAAAGGGTTTAAGGCTGTTGTAGGCGCAATCTCTGACTTGCCTTCTGCCGCACCTTCCGCGCCCACGAACGCAAAAGCTGCACCTTTTTGGGTTAAGAAGTAAGTTTCGGGGGGAAAGCTTTGCTGTGCCAGAGGTTGGTCTATTGGTGATGTGGCTAGAGGGACTTGAGTGCCGCCACGGGCAATACTTGGGTCTCCGTGAGTTCGAATCTCACCAGCGAGGCAAGTACCCCCACCCAAAAAAAAGCCCCTCATGAGAGGGGCTGTTGCAACTGCTTTTTAGGCAGAAACGGAGGACAAATTGCAAATTCCAGAACTTGATTCTATACCAACTTTGATCGACGAAGTACACGAGGCAAAACAAGAAAGACCACGCCCTCACCTTGGCGCGTCAATGCTGGGTCACAAGTGTGACCGCTGGCTGTGGCTGTCATTTAGGTGGGCGGTCGTTGAAAAGTTTTCTGGCCGCATGTTGAGGCTATTCCGCAGGGGTCACAATGAAGAGCAGCAAATTATCAATGATCTTCGCGCAATTGGGCTTGATGTTAGGACTCCCTCTGAAGGCCAGAGCCGGGTTGATTTTGATTGCCATGTGTCTGGCTCGATTGATGCCCGTATTGAAAAAGGCGTGCCAGGTGCTGTTAAGACTCCTCACATCGCTGAGTTCAAGACTCATTCGTTAAAGTCTTTTAATGAGTTGAATTCAAAGGGTGTGCAAGCCGCCAAGCCGATGCACTGGGCTCAGATGCAGGTTTACATGTGGGGCACTGGGTTGGATCGTGCTCTGTATGTGGCGGTCTGCAAAGATGATGATCGGCTCTACACAGAGCGTGTGCGCCTGGACAAGGAAGCTGCTCAGAAGTTTGTGGATCGGGGCCGCCGAATCACTTTGTCTGACCGCATGCCGGAGCCGTTGAGCGTTGATCCAACATGGTACGAGTGCAAATACTGCCCAGGCCATGATCAATGTTTTGGCAGCAAGACCACCAAGGAAGTGAACTGTCGCACCTGTGCGCATTCATCGGCTTTGAGTGATAGCACGTGGCATTGTGCTAGGTGGGATGACATTATTCCAACTGATGCACAGCATCACGGATGCGAGGCTCACGTGCTGCACCCGGATCTGGTGCCTTGGGAGCGTAAAGACAGCGCAAACGAATGGCAGGCTGTTTACGTCATCAAAGGGAAAACATTGGTCAATGGCGAGCCAGGGCCGGGGGTGTATTCAAGCAAAGAGCTGTTGGCAAATGCTGATGCCTGTGCGGATGAAGACTTGCAAAAGTTGAGGGACGCTTGGCCTGGGTCGAGGGTAACGGGATGATGCTCCGCGACTACCAACAACGCACCATTGATCAACTCTATGCGTGGTTTGCCGCTGGTAACGAAGGCAATCCTTGTCTAGTGCTGCCAACTGGATCAGGTAAGAGCCACATCGTCGCGGCTCTGTGCAAAGACGCTTTGCAGAACTGGCCTGAGACTCGGATTTTAATGCTCACCCATGTAAAAGAGCTGATTGAGCAAAACGCGGAGAAAATGCGCCTCCATTGGCCTGGGGCGCCAATGGGTATTTATAGTGCAAGCATAGGTAAAAAGCAACTTGGTGAGCCGATTACCTTTGCCGGCATTCAGTCGGTACGAAGTAAGGCCAAGCTGTTGGGACACATTGACTTGGTGCTGATTGATGAGTGCCACCTAGTGAACCACAAAGAGGAGGGCGGTTATCGTACTCTGCTGGCCGAGTTAAAGATGATCAACCCAGCCATGCGGATTGTTGGTCTTACGGCCACACCCTACCGCCTGGGGCATGGTTTGATCACTGACAAGCCCGCGTTGTTTGATGATCTGATTGAGCCGGTTAGCATTGAGGAGCTGATTCACAAGAAGCATTTGTCCCAATTACGTTCAAAAGTAACCAAGTCTCAGCTAGATGTCGCTGGTGTACACAAGAGGGGCGGAGAGTACATAGAGTCCGAGTTGCAGGCCGCAGTAAACACGGACGAGAACAATCTAGCTGCTGTGCAAGAAGTCATTAGGCTGGCAGGAGACCGCAAGGCGTGGCTGTTCTTTTGTGCTGGCGTGAAGCATGCTCATGCGGTTGCCGATGTGCTGAATGATTGCGGAGTGACTGCAAAGTGCATTACAGGGGAAACCCCTAAAGCAGAGCGGGAAAATTGTCTAAAGGAGTACAAAGCCGGGCAAATCAGGGCATTAACCAACGCCAATGTGCTAACGACGGGCTTTGATTACCCTGATATTGACCTGATTGCCATGCTTCGGCCGACGATGTCTCCAGCTCTTTACGTTCAGATGGCCGGCCGAGGTCTCAGGCCGAAGAGTCACACCGATCATTGTCTAGTTCTGGACTTTGCCGGGGTGGTCAGTACGCACGGGCCAATTACCAACGTCCAACCACCTAAGAAGGCTGGATCCGGTAACGGTGAGGCACCTGTTAAGGTTTGCGATAACTGTGACGAGCTGTGCGCTATCTCTGCGACAACTTGCCCGGCATGCGGACACCCTTTCCCGCCACCAGTCAAAAAGGAGTTGACTCTCCATCTTGACGACATCATGGGCATTGAAGGGATTGAGATGGAGGTCACCAGCTGGACGTGGCGCAAGCATTTAAGCCGCACCAGTGGAAAAGAGATGTTGGCTGTGACTTATTACGGGGGGCTGAGTGATGTCCCTGTGACCGAGTACTTGCCAGTCATGCATGATGGCTATGCGGGCCAGAAAGCTGCGCAAAACTTCATCACTATCGCCAGAAGCGCAGGAGTTCATACAAGTGCGCAAGGCTTGGATGAAGCAGTTGCATCAATGAAGGGTTCACATCCCCCGTCACTGGTGGAGTACAAAAAGGATGGCAAATTTTACCGAGTGATACGGAGAGAATGGAAATGAGCAGACCGCCAGAACCTGAAGTTGTCGTACTGTTCAGAGCAAGAAAGAAAGAACCCGTGCCGAGGTGTTGCCACACTTGCGACAACTACAACGAAGCTGGGTGGTGTCCTGATTGGATAGAGGAGGTTCCATTTTGAACAAGCACATTGTTTGTTACAGCGGAGGTCATAGTTCTGCTCTAGTTGCACTGGAAGTGGCAAAAAAGTTTGGTACAGAGAATTTGGTTCTGCTTAATCACGATATGCATCATTCTGTTGAACACGAAGACATTAAGCGTTTCAAAGAAGAAGTTGCAAATTACATTGGCGTTGAACTTACCTTCGCCAGCAGAAGGAACGCAGAGCAAGACCAATTTGATGTTTGCGTTGAAGCAAGCGCTTTCAAAATTAACAATGGTCAAGAGCTTTGCACTTCCCGCTTAAAGACAGAACCTTTTATGCAGTGGCTTGCCAAAAACGTGCCAGACAAGAACGCCGTCATTTATTACGGATTTGACGCCAATGAGCAGCACCGGATTCAACGTCGAAGCGGAATCATGGGTGCACAGGGATGGTGTACAGATTACCCGCTGATATGGACTGATCGAACGATTTTTAATGTTGAGGAAGTTGGAATAAAAAGACCCAGCACTTACAGTGTTTTCAAACACGGCAACTGCATTGGATGCTTAAAGGCAGGATGGCAACATTGGTACATTGTTTATTGCACCAGACCAGACATCTGGAAAAAAGCAAAATGGGCTGAGGAAGAAATAGGACACGCTATCCATCACGACGAATCTGGCCCCTCGTATCTTGAAGACATGGAGCCACGCTTTATTGCAATGAAAAATGCCGGTGTTCTTGCCACAGAACATGTTCCACATCAAAAGTTCTGGGCACTTGCCAAAAAAGTCATTGAGATAAAACCGCAGATGGAATTTGATTTCCCTTGTGAATGCACAGAAGGTGGATTGTTATGAACAAAAAAGAAAAACTCCAATTTGAGCGGATGTCTCGGCTGCTAGAGGCAGAACGTCGACGTGCCGAGCAAGCCTGGGAAGGCTATCGGTCTGCGCTGTACCAACTTGTTGATCTTCAGATGAAGATGGAACGCATACAGAAAGCAATCAATGGAGAAGAATGACATCCCAACAGAACACGAAGAACAACGAGAGTTCGTGAAGTGGTTCCGCCAGCATTGCAAAGGGGTGCGGATCATTGCAATCCCCTACTTGCGCAACATTGGTTACCTGGTTCTCGTATGCAAAGGCGCCGAAGTTGCAAAAGAACACATCTTGGAATTCTGCAATGAAGAAGAATAGAGATCGCCCAACCTACTCGCATTGGGATCTGTTGATGGCTAGTGCAACAGAGCCTATCCCGAAGGCAAAGCAAAGGCATCACTTGCTCAAGATGTACGAGGGGCTTAGGTCGCTTGAGCAAGCCGAGGCACCAACGTTCCACGACTGGATTGCCTGCTCTGATGCCGTGAACATGATGGAGACCTTGACCGAAATGGGTGTGTGTTCAGATGCCAGCGGTCTACTGAATGACGCCATAAAAGCCCTTGCTGAGGCTGGAGAGCGTTACAAGAAGCACAATGTGCTCAGGCTTACCGGAGAGGGGATAGCAGCACTCCGGGCTGTCTTGGAAGACTATGCGGAAGTCATCACATCGGTGCCCGCCAGGACGTTAATGCAATGCCACGTCAGAACAGAGGCTAGGTTCAGGGATCTACTGGCAGGCAGGGGCCGAAAGGATGACATTGTTGTAAGACCGTTCAATAAATAATTGACATTGTGTTGTCAAATCTGCACAATACACACACCGCAACCAAACAACCGGAAGGACTCCAAATGTTTTGCTCTAACGACACCGATCTGAACGAATATTTCAAGCGTCAAGAGGAAGCGGAAAAAAGATATCAAGGCGCACGTGCTCGAGTTTTGAATGATATGGACTCTGCCGAGATTGACGTCGGTGAAATTCTGTGGGCTTTTAAGCAGTTCGAGCAGAATTTGATGACTGCCCAGCAAGTTGGCGAGTTCATCATTGAGCATTGTGATGGCATCGTTGACGCCAAGATAGAAAAGCTGCTGTAAGTTTTTGGGGGTCTTAAAAGGTAAGACTTGGTGAGCCAAGCGCCCCCGCCATTAAATTCGAGAAATCTAATGCAAAAAAAACAAGGCAGAGGCGAAGATATGCTGAGGGCATTAAAGGAGTTCGGCCCGATGAC